TCTGTTGTTCTGGATGGAACAAAGGAGATGAGTATAGAAAACCAATTTTTGAGACAGTAAATAGTGCATTTGTTTATTCCAAAGAATGTAAAGATAGTCAACCATATACACACCATTTGGCTACAGAGAATGGGTGGCAATTTGGATTACCTTTTCCTGATAGAAATATAATTAAACACGGGTATTTGTTTAATACAAAATTTACAAGTGTTGAAGATGCAAGAAAAAATATTGATTGTCAAGATGTAAAACATATATCTTGGGAGCCAAAATATTGCAAAAAAATGATTCAAAATCGTTTTTGTTCTTACAATGGAAATCGATTGATGTTTTTGGAACCATTGCAGGCATTATCTTTATACTATTATCGTCGTTTTGCAAATCTTATTTGTGATTTTATTGAAGATAAAAAACACGAAACTTATATTAAATATAACCAACAATATTATAGAGAAATGTATAACTATGAAATATCTGTTGCTTGGCATTATGGTTATGGGTCAAAATATGATACTCCGTTTTGGGAAGATATTAAAAAAAGATCTAATCAGTTTATGAATTTAACCTTTGGTGGTACTAAAGAATTTTATGAAGAAGCATTATTTCACGATAAAAAATATAGGTCTAATGATTACTTCCGTATAGGGTGCTTTGGATATGAAGATTACTTTCAAGTTCATTCCGGAATGACCGGACAAAAATTAGAATTCAAAGATACCTACACAAATTTTTTCTAATTTAATAATTTCTTCAACAGTGTTACGCAATGAACACAATATTTGACGTTTGAATAATAGTGATTAGTATATAGTAGTATTATCACTACAAATCAATGGATCAACGCATCTATGAAAACTGGGTGAAGATAAAGGCAACTTTCGAAGAGTCTGGTAACACAGACAATATGTTTTATTATCGAGCTTGTGAAATTGTCAAAACCCGAAAAGATCCTCTTGCAAAATTTCTTGGAGATGAAGAATGATTCAAGAACAAGATGAGTTTATCAGTCGTTCAGAAGTACAGGAGATGATCGATGATGCAATTCGTAAACACAACCGCAATGCTGCAATTATTTCTATGTGTGTCGGTTGGTTCGTTCTTGCTTTATTTGCTGAAGGTCTCCTCAGACTCATAGGTATCATTCCACCTTTACTGCCATGGCTCAAAATCACATTGAACTAATTGGTTGTATACTCCTATTAGTTTTTGCGAGTACAATGTTCTATCAAGGAACAATGATCCTCAAGGGTCATCGTGGATATAGGCATTGCGAACGAGAACAAAAAGAAACAGAAGACATGCGTCGCAGAATAGAAGAACTCCTTAAAGAAAAATGATCCACCTTATCGTAACTCTGTTAAATAATGATATATTCCTTGGAACCATTTGTTATCTGTTGACAATGGTTCCAATCTTGGGTATAATGACCTTACATTCAAAGAAAGACAGCGGGGCGTAGTTCAGCGGTAGAATGCTGGTTTTGGGAACCAGAGGTCACAGGTTCGATCCCTGTCGCCCCGATATTAACTTACTTATGAAAATGACACAAGAACTTCAATCATTCACTGTAGAAGAATTTCAAGCAGACTTTGATTTTTTGTTGGATAGAGTAGAAAATGGAGAATCATTTATTATAACAAGCGAGCATGGAAATGCCGTTATTGTTCCTTACAAAGAAGTTGTGGAAATATTCGAAGATGCTAAAGTGGATGATGAAGTCATACGCATCCACATTGATCACGAAGAAGGATCATAAGGGAGTGTAGCTTAATCGGTTAGAGCGCCCTGCTTATAACGGGGTAGTCTGGGTTCAATTCCCAGCACTCCTATTGCTTCTTTAGCTATCTGGTGAAAGCACCCGACTCATAATCGGATACAGGCGAGTTCGATCCTCGCAAGGAGCACTTGACAGGTCACCTGTCAAACTAGTATAATATCAAGGTCAACATTCAAAACAATGACTCTCACAGCAAAATTCAAGAAAGATATTCAAACTCTTCGTGGCGCAGCTAGCGGCGATTTCTATCTTGATGTAAAGAATCCGAAACTTTATAAAAAGGTTCGTCGTTACTATGAAAGCGAAGGCGTAGTATTCTCTGGTGATCCTTTGGATGATTATGAAATGCTCATGGAGTATGTCTATAACGATCTTGAATCTGTCGAAGTAGCATGAACATTATTCTTGAACGATTTCCTTATCGTTATGTAGAATGTGGAACCCTAGATAATGGGTTCCCTGACTATCGAATTCAAAAAGCAGATAGTTGGACTAAGCGTTTTCATGACATGTACTTATGTGATAACGGAATGCAATTGGCAACTGCTATGGAAGATTTTGAATACACCAAATGGCTTGATCCTGAAGGTGTACCTTGTTATGTGCGTGATGATGAAGACACGGATGGTCTATAACAGCACTGGTCGGGAGCAAACCCCTTATGTCTAAATCAAGTATCTTAAGGTATCTTGGAAACTTTTTCCTTATTACTGGTTATCAAATCATGTTATGGGGAGATTTTAAAAATGGTTTGTTGTTAAAATGTGTTGGAGGTTTACTTACAATACCTTTTGCAATTAAACTTAAACTTTGGGATGTACTATTCTTATGTGCATTCTTTGGTATCTCCGAAATATCAAAGTTATCCCAACTTTTCCTAGTTCAGTCAAACTAGGTGGTGGAGTCAAAGACCCATTTAATGGTTTCTTACTTCCTAAAAGTAAGTGGTGCGGATGGGGTAAACCCCGCCTGGTTTCCAATTTCCAGTTAAAGAATTGGTGGCGAGCCTGAGTTACAGGGGGAGTTGACAACAACTCCCTTTTTTGCTATAAATACTTTATTAAATTAGATAACGAATGTGACAAAAAGATTTATTGAATTGGTAAAGCAATCTCCAATTGCAACAGAAAAATTTATCAACCATTGCATTGAAGTATATGAAATACTAAAAAAACAAAATGAGTCTGAACAATTGTGTAATGCCGGATTATACCATTCAATTTACGGCACATGTTATTTTAATGTCACTGTTCAAACAATAGAAAATGATAGGGACTTAATAAAAAGTGAAATCGGAGAGTATGCAGAAGAATTAGTATATAAAATGTGTGTGTTAAATGATAGAGAAAATGATATTATAAGAGGAAATTTTAATTGGGATCTTCAAACATTATCTGATATAACAAAAATTTGTAAAGCAAATCTTATATCTTTAAACTCAAAAAATTCTGATTATTACATACAAATATATGATATTATGTTAGAACTTTTGGGTAGAGGAATAAATCCTTTTTCTAAAAATTCTGTTGAAAATGATATTAAAATAATGGACAATCTATTTCCATATCAGTTTGTTTATAGTTTGTATGCTTTTACCCGTAACTCCAATTATATTTGTGCCCATGCAAGTAGTAGTTTTTCTAAAGATAAAGATCTTACTACCAGATTTGCATGTTACTTATCTAAAGAAGAATTTATTAGAACGGGATTAATGCCATATATGAGAAGAATTGCAAATGAATTGGGGCAAGATTTGTTTTTAGTACAATATTATATTGGGCACTATACAAAATCAACGGCAACAAGTGCTCATGTTGATGTTTCAAATAGTTCAAATGGAGTAACAATTCTCATATATCCAAATCTTGAATGGGACGATATGTGGGCTGGTGATATAAAATTTTATAGTGAAGATTCTCCTTTTCATAAGGTTGTTGATTTTAAACCCGGAAGAGTTATAGTTTTTGATTCTAGTATTAAGCATAAAGTAATGCCCCTTTCAAGTCTGGCTCAAATGGATAGATTTTCTTTCTCTATAAAAGCGACGACATTCTCGTCTCTTTCAAGACTTTCAAGAGAACAACTTAAGGATGTTATTCATATTCCCTGCACTTGACAACAACTCCCTTTTTTTGTATGATATATACTGAGAATAACTAATAACTTTTTATGGGTCAATATGTAAAGAAGGCACTGGTTCTTGGTGCTGGTGGTTTCATTGGAAGTCACATGGTAAAAAGACTGCGAGCTGAAGGATATTGGGTTCGTGGCGTGGATCTTAAACTCCCTGAGTTTTCTAAAACAGAAGCAAATGAATTTGTGGTTGGAGATCTGCGTGATGTAGATTTCGTTGCTCGTGTTTTGGAGTGGAAAGGAGATGCTGGCAATTTCTATCAGTCAGTTCCTTATCGTTATGTTCAACCGTTTGATGAAATCTATCAGTTTGCAGCTGATATGGGTGGTGCAGGATTTGTTTTTACTGGAGAAAACGATGCAGAGATCATGCATAACTCCTGCACAATTAATCTGAACGTTCTTGAAATGCAACGTCAGATGAATGAGCGTCATGGTAAGAATGTAACTAAAATTTTCTATTCTGGTTCTGCTTGCATGTATCCAGAATACAATCAACTTGATGCTGACAATCCAGATTGTCGTGAAGAATCCGCATACCCCGCTGCACCAGACTCTGAATATGGATGGGAAAAACTTTTCTCTGAGCGACTGTTTTTCGCTTATCATCGTAACCATGGGATTCCTGTTCGGGTTGCTCGTTATCACAACATCTTTGGTCCTGAAGGAACCTGGGAAGGTGGAAGAGAAAAAGCACCCGCAGCGATCTGTCGCAAGGTGGCCTACCTCCCAGTTGCCGGCGGGAAAATCGAGGTGTGGGGAGACGGTTTACAGACTCGTTCCTTCCTGTACATTGATGAATGCATCGAAGCGACTCGCAGAATGATGGAAAGTGATTTCATGGGTCCAGTAAATATTGGATCTGAAGAAATGGTTACTATCAATCAACTTGTAGATACTGCGGCTAAGGTTGCAGAGAAATATGTTGATAAAGAATACATTTTAGATGCTCCTCTGGGTGTCCGTGGTCGCAATAGTAACAACGATCTTATTCGTTCTAAGTTAGGATGGGACTACTCCATGACTCTCGAAGAGGGTATTGCTAAAACATACGCATGGATTAACGAACAAATTGAGAAAAAACACGCTGAACAATGAACCGCATTGAAAACTATTCTGAACTTGAAACACGCATTGTTTCTTGGTTGAAAGATTACGCTGAACAATTTAATATTAAAGCATTTGTTATTGGTGTCTCTGGGGGCATTGACTCTGCAGTGTCATCAACTCTTGCTGCTAAGACTGGTCTTCCTGTGTACGCACTGGGAATGCCAATCTATCAAAAGGAAGAACAAGAAACTCTTTCTGATGCTCACCTTGAGTGGCTTGAATCAAACTTTAGTAATGTTGTAGTACAAAAGTTTGATCTTTCAAGAGTATTTGCTACTTTTGAATTTACTATGCGCGAGTTTGGTGCCAATACACATGCTCTTGCTAACAGTCGTTCACGTCTTCGTATGGTGACTCTGTATCAAGTTGCCACTACTGTTGGTGGACTTGTGGTTGGTACTGGAAATAAGGTTGAAGATTACGGTGTTGGATTCTATACTAAATATGGTGACGGGGGAGTTGATATTGCTCCTATCGCAGATCTGTATAAGACTGAAGTATGGGAACTTGGTAAACACTTTGGCGTAGACGAACGTATTATTAACGCTGCTCCTACGGATGGTCTGTGGGATGATGGTAGAACAGATGAAGATCAACTTGGAGCTTCATATGTTCAACTGGAAGAAGCAATGGAGTACGGAACTGGTCCTGGTGTTGAAGTTCTTCAAAAATTCAACTCCCAAAACAAACATAAAATGGAACCCATCCCTACATTTAAACTATGAAAATTGGAGTCATCGGAGCAGGCAGACTTGGTATCTGCCTTGCTCTTCTTCTTGAAAAAGCAGGTTATGATGTTATCGTTTCTGATTGCCGCCACGATTATGTTGACGGTCTGAACAATAGAGTCATTACCACTAATGAGCCTCAAGTAGTAGAACTTCTTGATGATGCTAACAATTTTGTGGCAGTTGTTGATAACGTAGAAGTTATTAAACAGTGCGATCTTATCTTTACTCTCGTAGCAACACCATCACTTCCATCTGGTGATTATGATGTAAGTGCTGTATGGGAAGTAGTAAAAGATTTTCAAACCACAGAGTTTTCTGTTGAAGGTAAAACTCTGATCGTTGGATGCACCACAAATCCAGGAGACTGTGATTTATTCCAAGATGCATTAGATGAATATGGAGTCAACATATTTTATAATCCAGAATTTATTGCACAAGGAACAATTGTTCGAGATCTTCAAAGAGCTGACATGGTTCTGATTGGAGGTTACGATAATGATGTGTATGATAAATTGTCCGAGATGTATCACGCAATTCAGGTAACTGAACCAAAGATTAATTTCATGTCTACAAAAGCAGCGGAAATTGTAAAACTTGCAACGAATTGCTTTCTTACCACTAAGATCAGTTATGCAAACATGCTTGGGGAAGTCATGACTCTCGCAGGCCTTGAAGACGAAATTGATACTGTCCTTGGAGCTATTGGTGATGACAGTCGAGTAGGAAGAAAGTTCCTTAAGTATGGTTATGGATATGGTGGTCCATGTCTGCCAAGAGACAATCGCTCGTTCGCAGCTTTCGCTAAGAAAATGGGTCTTGTCTATAACCTTGGATATACAACTGATAATTTTAATGATGAACACGCAATCTTCCTCACGAACTATTTCATGAAGAAGAACGAAAGGAATCTTCCTTTTGCATTTCATTATGTTTCCTATAAAGAAGGAACAGATATCATTACTGAGAGTCAGCAATATCGTCTGTGCTTGAACCTTTTAAATCATGGATATAAAGTTTATGTTGTTGAGGACTATGTAAAACCTCAATGTGATGATAGAATTATCTTTGGTATCCCCAACGAAGAAGTATTCTGGATTGAGTTATGATTGGTTATAATCGATTAGGTATTAATGGAAGATTTGGAAATCAACTCTTTCAATATGCTGCTCTACGTGGCATTGCTGCTAAACATGGATATGAATGGTGCATTCCTGAGGATGGTACTCGATCTGCTAACTATGGAATTCACCATCCATTCAAACTGAAGCATCTTAAGAACATTGGTGAAGTGCCTTATCCCACAAGAGATGAGGCACATTTTCATTTCGATGAGGATTTGTTTGAAACTTTTTCTGACAACACAAACCTTGATGGTTATCTTCAGTCGGAAAAATACTTCAAGCATATTGAAGATGAAATCCGTGAAGACTTTGAATTCATTGATGACATTCGAGTTCCTTGTGAAGACTTTATAGATCAGTTTAATAATGTCATCTTCCTTCATGTTCGTCGCGGAGATAATGTAGGAAGAGAGCATCTGCATCCAGTTCCTACCTTTGATTATTATCGTAAGGCTCTGGAGAACTTTGACGATAATGCAATGGTTTTGATATGTAGTGATGATGTTGCATGGTGTAAGGAACAAGAATTTTTCTCTGATGAAAGATTCTTAATCAATGAGAGTGTCCAACAGTATTCCCACAAATGCATGGAGGGTGATGGGGTTTACAGAAACTCTTTTATCCCCTATACTGATCTATGTTTGATGAGTCTTTGTAATGGTGCGATTATTTCTCCCAGCACATTGAGCTGGTGGGGTGCGTGGTTGCAAAAGAATCGTACAAATCCTGTGGTTGCACCAGATCCCTGGTTTGGTCCAGAACTTTTAAAAGATAACAATACTAAAGATTTACTTCCCGATGATTGGATTAAATTATCTTGGTAGAATGGGGCAACTGGGAAACCAGATGTTCCAGTATGCTGCTATTAGAGGCATTGCTGCTAAACGTGGATATGGTTATACCATTCCAGATCACTCAGAAAAGATTAAAGATTCTCTAGGAAATATTCTTAGGATTGAGTTGTTTGATGTATTTGATATTCAACCACAACAGACTGGGTATCTATTGGCTGATGGTGCAAGAACAGAAATGCACTTTCATTTTGATGAAGATATTCTTGATAATTGTCCAGACAATGTGACGATTATTGGATACTTCCAATCTGAAAAATACTTCAAGCATATTGAAGAAGATATTCGTAATGAATTTACTTTTAAAAGAGAATATCTAGAGGCATGTGAACCACATAGACCCCATATGCAGGGTTCAATTGCACTTCATATACGTCGTGGAGATTTCTTAATTAACTCTTTAAATCACCATAATTTGTCTATGAAATATTATGAGGATGCTTTGAAAGAGTTTCCTGAAAATCAAAACGTAGTCATCTTTTCTGATGATCCTGTTTGGTGTAAAGAACAAGAACTGTTTTTATCAGATAGATTCTCTGTATGTGAAAGTGGTAGTTCTTATGTTGATTTATGTTTGATGTCAATGTGTTCTGATTTCATTATTGCTAACTCCACATTCTCATGGTGGGGAGCATGGCTTTCTAGAAACAAAGATAAGAAAGTTGTTTACCCATCAAAATGGTTTGGGCCCAATAATGCAGATAAATTAACGAAGGATTTATTCCCAGAAGAATGGAGTATGGTAGATGAAAACTGACTTGAAAAATGTGGACTTTATTGTCCCATTAAGAATTGATACTGGAGATCGTTTAAGGAACGTAATTCTTTCTACGTCTTATCTTTTACATCACTTTGATTGTACTGTGACAATCAAAGAGGTGGATTCTGAACGTAGGTTTGAAACTTACGCACTTCCTATTATTAAACGATTAGTAGATACTTCAAATCTTAATTTTATTTTTGAAGAAGAAACTAGAACTGATGATGCATTTCATCGCACAAAAGTTCTTAATGATATGATCATGGGATCTAAGTGTGATATTGTAGTAAACTACGATACAGATTTAGTTCTACCACTAGACACTTATACTAAGGCTGTAGAAATGCTCCAGGGTGAGTATGATGTAGTCTATCCATATCGTTATGGTAATCACGGAGAGCGCAAAGTAAGTCTTGGGTTTACAATTGAAACTCAAGATGATATGGATAATTTTGAGAGCGGTGAGTTTGTATCTCGCTTTATCAAAGAATATGATTCAACATCTTTTGATGATCGATTCTTCTACTATCCAAGCAACCAAGGAGAAGGTTGGGCGGAATATGGAATGGTACAATTCTTCAACCGTCAAGTTTATATTGATGGTTATCTGGAGAATGAAGGATTTATTGCATATGCCCCAGAAGATATTGAACGTCACCACAGATGGCAAACTTTGGGGTATAATATTGGTAGAGTAGATAACCACGCTTATCATCTGGAACATCAAAGAACTCAAAACTCTTGGTTCCATAATCCACATATGCAAAATAATAATGCTTTGTGGGAACAACTAAAAGTTCTTTCAAAAGAACAACTGATTGAATACTACGAAAACCAAGATTACGTTAAGGAGAGACTGAAATGACCTGGCATTTGGTAACATTTGCAAACGAAAAGTTTTTAGACAAACAAAAGTATCTTCATGATATTCATGAGGAAGAATTTTGTCATCATGCATATAATCGGGAATGGTTAGAAACCACAGATTTCTATGCTGAAAATAAAGAACTTCTTGATGCTCCAGTTGGAGCTGGGTGGTGGGCATGGAAACCCTATGTCATTTCGCAAGCAATGGAACACGCTGCAGATGGAGATTATGTTCTTTACTGTGACTGTGGTGATATGTTCTCTCCTGGTTTGAGACTGTATGTTGAGAAGGAGATGAATGATACAGATGATATTTCGATGCTGTTGATCAGCAATAATATGAATGGTCAGTACACCAAACGTGATTGTTTTGTTCTGATGGATTGTGATGAAGAAGACTATTGGAATGAGCGTCAACTTGAGTGTGGGTTCATGGTATGGAAAGTCACTGACCGAACGAGGGAAGTTATTGCAGAGTGGCAAAAGTATTGTTTAGATCCTCGGATTATTAACAATGATCCAAGCACTGAGGGTGAAGAACTGGAAGGATTTATTGCACATAGAAATGATCAAAGCGTTCTGACAAACCTTGCAATTCGAGATGGTTTGACTGTTGGTGGCCCTGAGTTCCGCAATTATGTTGAGTGTGATTATGATTACTGGTATGAACGTGGCGGTGTAGGATTTGGTCGTCAGATCGATCAGTTCTTAAATGCGATTAAAGAAGATGCATAGTATTATTCTTACAGTTCACAATAAAGACTGGTTGATTGAGCGAGTCATCGAAGGTATCTACAAGTACACTGCAGAACCTTATGAACTTATCGTGGTTATTGATGGATGTACAGATAATTCTGAAAAGATTATCTGGGATTCTCTGAGTGGTACTCCTGTCAAACGAAAGTTTGTTCATGCTCCTAATGTTTTCGAAACAAAAGCAAATAACCTTGGTATGAAAATTGCTGAAGGAGATAAGATTATCATTGTTCAAGATGATATGATTATTAAGGAACAAGATTGGAATAAGAGATTAGAAAAACCATTCCGAGCCTTTGATGATGTGTTTGCTGTTACATCTAGGACGGCACATAACTGGGTATTCAATCCCAATACTCAACACTTGGGAATGGAAGAGGATCTTGATGACTGTTGGTGTGACATTGTAAATCATGTAGATCATGCAGATCGCAAACATACATTACCTCGTGATGTATTTGCTGTCAGATGTTCTGTCAATCGTGGTCCTTTGATGATTGAACATGATGATCTTAAGAAGTTAGATTATCTCGATGAAGCATTTGAACCACAAGATATGGATGATCATGATCTTTGCTACCGTGCATACAAACAACTTGGTAAAGTCGTTGGTGCATATTGGATTGATTATGAAAGTGAAGATTGTTGGGGAGGGACTAGAGTTGAAACTGGAAGACCTGCTCCATGGCTTTTAAAAGCAAATCATAAGAATAGTAAGATCTTTTATGACCGCCATAAAGATCTAATAAATACGAGGAGAGTTGTTGAACATCGAGAGTTACCTTATGCGAATTGATATGGATAGGTGGGATGTGGCCCAGACTACAGAATTTTCACATCATCAAGATTTAAGTAGAGAAGCATATTCATACGCTTCTGAGTGTATTGCTAAGTATCTTGAAATTGATTACAAAACAGACTTTAAAGATAAAGTTATTGTCGAAGTTGGAGCAGGCCCTAGAGGATCTATTCTCTTGACTGAAGGCAATTTCAAACGAGGTATTATCATTGAACCTTTGATTGATCGTTGGCCTGCTGAGATTCGTCAGGACTACGAAGCAATTGGAGTAGAAATTATTGCGGCACCTTATGAAGATCTTGAGATTGATGAGCAAGTGGATGAGACTTGGTTCTTCAATGTTGTTCAACATGTTCTTGATCCACAGGAGCAACTTGAACTTGCAATGAAAACATCAAAAGTAGTTCGAGTGTTTGAAAGTATTGGAAGTGCAACTGACGAAGCACATCCACACTTTATTACCAAAGAAACATTCACTGATGTTCTTGGAGATTTTGGAAAGATCTATAAGGGTGGAAGTAATCCAGGATTCCACGGAGCTGATTGTTATTATGGAACGTGGTATGCGTCTGATAACGTTTAGTCTTTTTGGTGATAATCCTCTTTATTGTGAAGGAGCGGTAGAGAACGCAAGACTTGCAAAAGAAATCTATCCAGATTGGACTGCAAGATTTTACGTTGATTTTGATACTCCTGAAGAATATGTTTATCGACTTAAAGAGTATGATGCGGAAGTTCTTTTACGCCAGAGGAATAGTGCTTATGATGCTTTGAACTGGCGATTCCTTCCTTTTATGGATGATACTGTTGAATCATGGATCAGTAGAGACTGTGATAGTAGACTATCTTGGAGAGAGCGTAGGGCTGTTGATGAATGGTTAACGACTGATAAAGCATGTCATCTAATGAGAGACTGTCATAATCATGGTTATACAATTATGGCAGGAATGTTTGGGATTAATAATCCACTTTATCATCAAAGATATGGTAAGTTAAATCTTGATGTCCCTGTTCAATGTAACAGGGAAGACGATCAAACGATTTTGCAAAATCATGTTTGGCCCATGATTGCTTTTGATCATGTATGTCATGATCATTGGTCTAATACTCAACCCTCTGGACAACCAACTACTCAACCAGGAGATCATGTTCCTCACGATCAAGCGTATGGTGTTGGTTTGATTCCTTATATTACTGGTAATGTGAGAGATCAACTTTCGGAAATCTATCCTATCGGTCAAGATAACAGGCCATTCCCAGAGCATGAACCAATGGAGTATGGAATATTTGTTGGGCAGATTATTGAAGCGAATGGAACTCCAAGAATGAACACGGATGTTCGTTGGGAGTATGAATTGAGGGGTATTGCTTATGAGTAACTTTCATATTATCGGATCTGGTGGATGTGGATTTCTTCGTGCCAATTATCTTCTAAGAGACCACACTCCAATCAAATATAAAGGTGGAGGTCCTAAGTATCAAAATAGTTTTGAGACTTGGAGTGAAGGTAATGGATTGATCTGGGATGCAGAAAGTCTTTCAAAGGAAGAAAGAATTCGTAGAGTATCCTTTCATTTTGATCATGATCGAGATGGGTGGGTGATTCCAAACATTACCCACTCATATTTAAAGTATGTTCCCGAGTTTTTGGAATTTTATCCGGATATGAAATTCTTGTGTCTGCGTGGTAGAAGAGAGCACTCAATTAAATCTTTAGCTACGTCTTGGGGATATAGAAATCCTTGCTATGTAAAAGATAGATCGATTGGATTTGGTCATAACCGATATGCTGTAAGTCAGTTTCCAAATTACAGCGACTCAAGAGATGAGTTTCATGCAACGGAAAGATATTGGGACGAATATTATCGTATTGCAAATGAGTTGCAAGAGCAATATCCAAATAACTTTTTGATTGTAGATGCTCCAGAGTTTTTTGGTAATACTGAATATCAACTGTGCTGTTTGGGGTGGTTGGGAATTGATGTTCATATTGATAGTTCTCCAAAAGCAAAACATCTTCCAGTAGATTTTAACAATTGGACTATTAGTACAACACTGCACGGTGGACTTGGTAATAACTTATTTCAGATGGCAGAAGTTATTTCTTTCTGCAAAAAGTTTAATCTTCCAGAACCAAAGTTTGGTACATGGGATCTATGGAACGGAGGAAATTTATATCCACAATCATACAACTCCGATAAACTTCTTGGTGGACATGATGGAACTCATGCTGACATGAAAAAATATTTTCCTAATCTAAATTGGCAAGGCAATCTTTCTGCAACATTTGATACAAAGTTTGTGATCAATGATATGTTTAGATTTGGTTCTGTAGAAAACTTAGATCATGTTAGAGATGTTCTTGGTGTTAATACCAGCAATGTATCTGGAACAGTTTCATTACATCTAAGATTCTGCACTCGTCCTGCGGATGATCATGTCAATGGTTATGTTGATGATGAATTTTATATAAAAGTATTTGAAAAAATTCCCGCAAAGAGTAAAGTTTATATCTTTGCTGACGATAATAATAAAGCACGATATAAGTTATCTTGGTTTAGGGATAACTTTGATATGCATTTCGAAATATTTGGTGGAGATGCTTTTCAATCACTACAAAAGATGGTAGAATGTGAGTATCATATTTTGCATGTATCGACGTTTAGTTTTTGGTCTGCCTTCTTAGACTCAAATCAACCAAACACAAAAGTATTTTATCCACAATCTTTTATTGGTACGCACAGCCCAAACATGATTCCTTATAAAGAGTGGCAAATTTTATGAACTGCATAATTTATCTCGTCAGATCAACTGATGAAGATGTAGAAATGTTCAATAAGTCTCTTGCACTTCTTGAAGAAAATGTACTCAAGTTTACTTCTGCTGATGTAATTGCTTTTGTAGAAGATTCATTTTTTCCATATGTTGAAAAAGTTGAAACTAATCTGAATATCAAATATAATCTAGTTAAATT